TTATTGTTTTTTCTTTCTTCGCGCCGCCAGAATAACTGCAAGCGCTACAACCGCAATTGCCGCGCATCCAATGATATACCATAGCGTATTATCCGGGTTGCTTTCAGGCTCCGTGATCGCCTCAGGCGCGGGCGGTACTTGGACTGTTAATGCTGTGGGTTCAGAAGCGGGAGTAGATTTTATTCTCGGAGTCGGTATCGGTCCTGAATTGGGTTTATATCTTTCAGGGCATTGCGGAAGCGGTGGGTTATAATCGTTTTCGCCGCTTGATATAAAACTATGGTCATTTTTTATAAAATCGTCAGATACCAAAAAATAAATTGGCTTCATTCCATGTTTTAAATAATACATATCAGCGGTAAGATCTGCATTATACCATTGCCCGTCTAACTGTATCATGTTCCATTGATGATCTCCATTTCCATGAGTACCGTATACTGTTATGCACGGTATATTTGCTTGATATAAAACATACTGTAACGAGTCTGATATTCCGCTGCATACTGCCTTCTGTTTAATCAGACCGCCCACTACTGTTTGACAGTCTTGTGTTTCTTCGGTTTCTTCTCCGTTATCTTTGTTGTTCATAGTATCGTAATCAAATTCTATATTTTTAGCCAGATAATTATACACATATTTTGTTTTCTCATAATCAGTCGAATCTGTATCAATTTGCGATAATATTTCTTGCGCCTTTTCGTGCAACTGTTCATTTAATTTTGTAACTTCTCCACTCGAATAAACGCCATAAAAATTAATAATTTCAGGAGCATCGTTGTAAACATAATTTATTATTTGATTTTCTCGTTCTTCCGAAATTACATAATCCGAACCGTCTAAACCTTTACCGTTTATCATGGATTCATATAAAGCATCATAATATTCAAGCTCATTACCGGAAAGAGTTGACCTCGCATAATATTGATCTTTAGCTATTTGGGCATGAGCAATAGGGGTAAAAGCAAATAGTAATATCACTGACAACATGATAGATAATATTCTTTTCATATGCTCCACCCCCTTTGCTGTTATTATATGCCATTTGTTAAAAATGTCAACCTATCTGGAGTAACCCGGATTGAAATTCCACCCATGCGTATATACGCTGTTGTTTCGATTGCTTGCGTAACCTGGAGTGGTGTACGGGTTAAATCCTTCCGGAACATTTGCTCTCGGCGGATGTTGTACTTCCGGTTCATCCGGTTCGGTCGGCGCAATGATCTGCGTGGATGGCTGGTTCGCTCTTGCCGCTGCTTCCGCCTGCGCCCGCTCCCAGGCCGCATTTTCTTCAGCTACTTTTTGTGCATAACGCGTGTTCGCGTTTGAGGTTGCGTTCGCTTCGCGGACAGACAGGGCCTCTCTTAACTGCTGCTCATAATCCCTTTGCGTGTTAGAGTAGTTTGTGTTATACGCGGAAACAATATCGTCCCAATCCCCTTGGTATTGGGAGTTCAGCGCCGCAAGGTTGGTATTGTAATTGTTACTCAAATCCGTAAGGGACGTATTGTAGCTTTTGTTAGCGCTGTTCCTGGAATTCCTGTAATTTCTCAACAGGTCCCCGGCCGCCGTTTCTGTGACTCCGCCGGTGAGCCCCAAGTTTGACATAAGCGCCGGCAAGTCCTTTTTTTCCATTTCACGGTTGATATACGCCACACGAAGTGCATCAGTAAGCACATCGCTTAACTTGTTTTCCTGCGCCGTTTTTGTCTCGTTCATAGCGTTTATGTCGCTTTCCTTACGAGCGTTAAGCGCCGCAAGAGAAGTATCTTTATTAGACGTTAGCGCGCCTAACGCTAAATCTCTTTCACCGTTGATTTGGTTTGTCGGATCATCGATCCGCGCCAGTTCTTCCTGATAAATTGCGTTCCAATCTATAGCCATTATTTTTTCTCCTTTCTTTATGCTGTGCGTTTCCACATATAACAGGTGATATAGGGTTGTAAGTTGCTATGAGCAGAGCCTGTTCCTTCACTAGATGTAGGCACAGTGCCTTTTTTGGTATTCGATTCATATAAGCACATGCTTTGTGCCGGGACGGTCGATCCAGCCGACCAAACCACAGGCACGTCATGTGAATGAGCAGGTATCTGTGCCGTAGTGAGCGTAATGGTTTTTGCGCCTCCGGTTTTTTCTACGGTATTAAATTCCGTTTGCCCAGTATCTACCCCTACAGGTACGCGCCCAAGGCCCCACGCGACCCATGTTCCGCCCAGGTAGGTGGATGGGTTTGCGCTGTTCGTGGTCATTAATATGCTGCCTACCGGGTGCATGATTGTTAAAAGCGTATTGATTATCCCGTTTATTGCGGGTGCAATGACATTTTTGCTTGCGGCATCAAATTTATCTTTCAGTTCTTCAGCCGTAAGGTTGGGCTGATCGTCCAATCCCTCTATTTCATTCCCGGTAAAGCTGTCTTCCGTCAGTAAATAATCTTCAAGCGCCATTAGTTTTTCACATCCTTTGTATAAACATATCTTATCTGTATTCCAAGTATCCCGAAGCCTTGTCCGCCTTCCGAGTTTTCAATAATAAGCTGCAAGGTTTGGGTATTTCTCAATTTATGGTTTACCGGCACTACGCGTGGATTTGTAGCGGCATTGAAAGAAAAATTCACGAAACTAAAATTTATAAAGCTGAATGTATTCAAGCTGCTATATTCTTTAACAAGCTGCTGCATCATTTCTTCATTTGCAAAATACACTTTTCCACTTGTTGCAACATAAGGTTTTGCAAGAATCCCCACTCCGCGTTTCTGTATGGTCTTATACCGCATAAAGTCGCCCAGGTCGTCCATTTTTGTTGACCATCTTGCAATAATAGCCGCGCCATTATCGCTGTAGGCCGAAAGCCCGTATTTTTCATACGTCGTAAATTTGCATATATCGCCGTCAGACGTACCAAAGTACAAGTCGCCTTCGAAAGAGCGCGCGGATACAGCCGGGATATTCAGCCAGTAATACCATTCGTAGCCGGTAGACCCCGTTTTGTTTTTGTTTGCCTGCTGGCTGTCCGCTACATACGCTTTGCCTCCAACAAACAGCACATACCACCGCCCCCATACCGCGCCGATCGCGCTTGAAAGCGTGTTTTCCTTCATTAACGCCGTATTGATAAAATAGCTTCTTAACTGTGTAGTCCGCTGGAATGTCACCGCACTTGATTCTATGCCGTACACGCCGTTTTTGGAAAGAAACAAAGGATCATCGGCCAGTACTCCAAAAGCGTATTTTGATACTGCCCCTACGCCAACAAGCCCCTGTTTTAGCGGGTACGTGATACTCGCCCCGTCATTGCCTATAGTTGCGGTCCTAAGGTAGAGCGTCGCATCCTGGTCACTATCTTCTTTCACAATCACCAATGAATCATACTGCTTGATGTATCCCATAATAGCGGTGTTTTCGCTGCCTACTATGGAATAACCGTCATCCGGAAAGTATGTCGGATCAGATATGTAGCTCATCCAGTCCCGGTTCCGGTATTCGTCGTTTCCGGATACAAAAATTCTGTTGTCACTTGCAATGCCATAGAACGACGCGATCGTACAGTTTTTGATCATATCCGCATAGCCGCTGACTTCCTTCGAAAACGTCACATAAACATTATCTTCGCCACTCACCGGACTCACGCCCGGCGCAACTGTAAATGTAATTTTACCGGCTGCTGCGTCCACCGTGTAACCGCTGGAAGCGATCGTATCGAATCCTCCGGATGCGTTCAGCTTTTGCACCAGGTTTACGCTGTTGATGTTTTCCGCGTCCAGGTAGTAAACCGTATCGCTTGCCTTTCCCTGAAACCGGTTGATCCTCTTCGGCTGCAGCATGTTTACGGATTCGTATTTCTCCCCGCCGCCATCCGGCGGAGCCGCAATCGTAGTAGTTGGAATGTAAGCAACGCTTTCCACCGTTACGCATGAAGTCCCGTCGTACTGCAAATAATTCGTTCCGTCCAGAATGTATAATTTCTGGTTCATTACAAAAGACACGGATTTAGCGTTTGCGGCACTTGAATAAATTTCGGTCGTGCTTGTTACATTATCCGACACCGTGAAAGAATACAGCTTTGTACCGGCGTGAACAACCATAATTTTAGTTCCATCCGGCTTTACGAACGGATGGATTCCGTTTATGGTTCCGGTGAACTTTGACGCAAGTATGCTTTTATATCCTGGCCGTTTTTCCGGGAATCCGGTCATGTCCGCAATGATATTGGGCGCGTACGGACTCCTGGAATCGTCCACTTCGGTTATTCCGGAAGACATATCCACGCCCCTGAAAGACTTGTATTGTTTTGTATACGGTTTCGGCGGATTAGGCACGTTATACTGTAACGGCATTATTCATCACCCTCCGTATAATAATCGTTTACCTGCACATATTCGGCCTTGTAATTCTGCGCTTTTTCGTATTCGTATTTATTCATTCGGAGCGTCGCAACGGTCGCGTCATCCTCAGCGTATAAATACCCGGCTAAACCGAACGGAAGAACTTTCCTGTTGATTGCATCCTCATACGGCAATTCATCAGATAATGTATCTATTTCCGGTATTTCCGTAAATTCCGCATCTCCGTTATGCTTCCTGATCGAGTTGTTTACTTCAAAACAATCTGACAAGAGAAGGTTTATAACCGGTATCGCGGCATCCTGATACTCTGCGCTGTCCGCAGCAAACATCAGCGGCAATGCAAGGTTTAATAATTCGGTGCCTGTCATGTTAATACCTCAAAATCCGGGGAGGGGTATCCCCTCCCCCTTTTTTATACTACTTGAGTGAGCGTTGCCACATCGGAAGTAAATTTTGTTGCGCTATTCGCCACAGCCTTTATCGTTGCGGTCACGCCAGTGGTGAAAGCTGAAAGGTCGCAGTTTCCGCCCGTTGCGATCATCTTTGCGGAGCTGGAATACCTGGGGTCCGTTTCGTCAACGGTATATTTGATTGCCGAAGCGCCCGCGGAATTCAGAATGAGTTGCTTGGCGCCGGACGTATAAGTGCCCGCCGTGGGGGCAGCCTGCTGCCCCGCGTTTGCCACAGCCGCGTAAAGTCCGTCCGATTTTGCTCCCAATACGAACGCGTCGTATATGAATCTTCCTTCCAGCAATGCGCCGTTGATTCCCGGAGGATCCTGCTTCACAAAGTAATCCTGGATCTTCTTGGGCTGCATGATTGCGTTTTTATGCGCGATCAAAAAGTGGCACTGCGTGGTTCCTTTGTACAGGTAATCGTCGGGTACGGGGATTACGCGTGCGCCCATAAACAGGCCAAGCTCGCCTTTTTCCAGAATGCGGCCGCCCAGAGCGTCCACGCCCATAAACTGGCTTGACAGCCTCAATGTGCCGAAGTTGCTCCATCCGATCCAGATATACCTGCCCTCAATGGGTACCTTTTTGTTGGAAACGTGCGTCATGCCCGCGCCGAGCACATCCACAATATCCGTCTTTGCCGGCGTGGTGCTGAGTGCAAGAATCTTTCCCGCCTGATCAGAAAACTGCTGCAGCGCATATTTGTCCATCTCGGGCGTTACCTGCTCTTTGATCTCAGCGTTCAGCATCTGCCCGGATTTTTTTGTGTTCTGCTGCATAGTCAGGTTGCCCTTGTCGATGGTGATGGAGAACGACCTGTCTTTTGTGAGGATCAGTTCCTGGTCGGAATCCTGCATTTCCTGGGGCGTTCCGTACCGGTTTGTCCCGCTCTTCTGGTAATCGTTCAGGGGCTGGGTGATGGGCGTCTGAATGTGTATGGACCGCACCCCCGTAAATTCATAGTCCTTGTTTGTTTTTCCGTCTACGACGGATTCCTGCGTAAAAATCTGCGCTATTTTCTCTGAATATTTGGTTGCAAGATTGATTGCCATATATTATCTTCCCTTCTTTTAATACACTGCCTGCTCATACCCTGGCAAAAATTTTTAATCATCCGCATCAACTTCCCATATGAAGCTTGTATGCGGATACCTTCAGCAAGGGGGCGGCAGCGAAGCGTCGGACGGGGAAAGGTTCCCCCGCCGAACAAGTTATCCGCCCATAAGCCCTTCCAGGAACGGATCTGATGTTTCAACCCCGACCGTCTTGACCGGGCCCGCGGCGATCTGCCTGTTTTTCTGGTTCTGCTGCATTGCCTTCAGCCTTTTGCCGTTTTCACGGATCAGGTAGCTCTGGTAGGCTACCACGGGAGATTCCCCTTTCTTGATCTCGCTGACAACTTCATCCGGCAGCTTATCCACATCCGGAAACCGCGTTTCGAAATCCGCGATATTCCTGCCGATCCGCTCCTGCATCTCCTGCATAGCCCTGGCTCTTTCGTTTTGCCGCTGTGTTATCGCTGCCTGGCCGTTCTTAAACATTTCGTTTTCGTACGCCATTTCCGCGAAATACGCCGCCTGGTTTTCATCCATCCCATGGCCAATGAATTCCTGTTTTTTAGCATCTACGACGTTGTACTTGACCATCTGGTCCAATCGGATCAAAAACTGGTCTGTAGATAAACCGGCCTGCTGTGCAAGGCGTTCAATCGGGCCCATATACCGGTCGCGCGTTTCGCGCATCCTGTCGTAGTCAAGGCCTTTCTGGGCCGCCTGCAGGAGTTGCTCACGGGATAGTTCAACTTCCTGCTTGTTATATTTGACCTTGAACTTTTCCGGTATGGTTTCCGGTTTCGGTTCTGGTTCCGGCTGTGATTCAGGCTCTGGTTGGCCCTCCGCTTTTTCCACGTCAGCCTCTTCCTGCGCTCCTGTCCAGTCGGATTCGTCCATCAGGTCAATGCCGGCCGCCGGTTCGCTTGGTATGCTTTCCGGTGCGGCCGCACCCGCCGCGCCGCCCTCCGCATCGAAGAACGGCATTAAATTCAATAATTTCTGTAATAGATTCATGTTTTCTCCTTCCGGGCTCTGGTTGGCCCAAACTCGGAGGGGGAACCTATCCCACTTTGCTATGGATTCACACGGCGTATAAGTTATTCCCTATAGCCTGCACTTGTGTTTATCTCATGCTCAGTGAAAACTGCGCTCATCGCCGTTTAGGCGCGGTCACTCCTTTTTCCCCTTCCGACACTTCGCGCTTCCGCGCTTCGCTGCCCACTTCGTTATGGGCTCGCGGTTCAATCAACTGCGCTCATTTCCGCTCGCCTCATACTCAGTGAGCGTTCGCCTCTCTTCATCCGCCATCGGGCGGCGGTCGGCTCCGCTCCGGCCCTACTGCGCTTCGATCTGTATTTCCGGTGAATCCGCCCGGGTTTCATATGGCAAACCCATGCGGATTTCCATCTTTTATTGATCTAAACGGCTTTATTTGGTTCGGGCAGTATGTCTCCCGCTCTGGTTGGCGGGTTTATAGTTGCTCCATATTCTTGCCGCGGCATTGGTCGCTTTCCATCCTCCGGCATTCACCGGCTTTCCGGCCCCTTTCTGGATCCGCGGGCGTTTATATGCCGTAAACATTATGAATTCTCCTGCGTCTCCGCTTTTTTATCCGGTTTGTAGTTCTCACACTGTTTGTTTTTACATTCGTTCTGCGGAATTCGAACGCCGTCTACAAACTTAGGGCGGACAAACATTTCAAGTCCGCATTTTGGACATTTCATCCAAGCACACCTCTCTCTTTTAAAATTTCAATAATATGGACTTTGTCCTCCGCCGAATACGGAAGTGCTTCCAGCGTCTTTTTAATCTGGTCCGGACTCAGCTTGGCCAATTCTTCTATGAGTTGTTTCATTTGACCAGTTTCAGAAGCCTGCGGAGCCTCTCCCGCATTCAATCCATCCGCAGCGGTTCCCAATTCGGAGACGCTGCGGACACCTTCGGCAAGGGGAGGCTGCGAAGCGCCGGAAGGAGGAAAGGTTCCCCCTACGGGATTGATCCCAGCCGCTTCACTTGCCGGCGGCTGCATTGCCTTTATCTGGCTTATCAGCATCTGTTTGTTCTTGATCACGCCGTCCGGGAGCATTTCCAAATAGGTCGTCGCGCTGGGAATGATCCTTTTTGCGTACAAGTTGTCCAGTGTCTGGATCTGCATGATCTCGCTCCAATAAGATCCCTGGCCCACGTCCACTTTCAGGTTCACAGTGCAGTTTTCCAACTGCGAAAAATCGAACTCCACCACCGCTTTGTTCCCGTTCTCGTCAGTGATCTCAATTTCACGCACGCCGTAGTGCACCCGCATCATGTCAATATAACTGCGAATGTACCCTTCCACACAGTTGTAAAAATCAAGCCGCTGCATGTCCAGCTGTATGCGCGCCTGATTCTGGACAGTTATGATGGCGCTTGTGTTGTCCGGTTCAACGTTTCCCAGGGCGGTTTCATTCGCGCCCATCAGGTCCTTGGTCTGCGTAATTGTGGAATTGATCAGATTGGGAACGCTGGCGCTCATATCGGCAGCCTGGAAATTGGCAAACAGGGCGTCGTTCGGATTCCCGACCACCTTGACCGCGCTGCCGATCCGGTTATCCCACCCGCCCGGTATTTTTGTCGCGTCGTATATAATCTTTGGAAACGCCGTCCGCGCGGTAAACATCATTGCCATGGCGTACATTTTATTCACAAATATCTGGTTTTGAATCTTGCCGGTCAGCGGAGCAACGCCGTGGTATGAATTTTTTACAACTTCCCAGCTCATCCATGAAAGCGGATACCTCCTGTAATCCGTATCCCAAGCCTTTTTCACAAGCGCTGTCTGGGTAGATTTCACCATACGTACGCTTTTCACCATTTTTCCGTTTACTGTCTTTTTCACTTTCCACATTTTCAGCAGCACGGTCGTATAGTTTTTATCGTAATTCTTCTCTTCGTTCATATAGATGCAGTCGTTGTCCGGTACAATACTCTCTATACCGTCCCCGCCCATTCCGTTTTCCTTGGCCTCTTCCTTTACATTTTCAGTCAGCGCGCGGTATACGACGATGATGTACGGCTGTTTTTGCGGATCGTTTTCCGAAGGATCCCCGAATACCACATTGGTGTTGTCTATTACGTCCGTGCGGATCTGGCCTTCATATATGCCGTCCGTTTCGGCTTCCACGTCAAACCAATTGTAAAAGCAGCAGTCCCCATCCACCGCGGCGTTCCGTATGGCCCTGCGGTTCTTGAACTGCATGTTCTCGCGTTCCAGGATGTTCAGGATCTCCTGCGATACCGCCTTCTGCACGCTTTCCAATTCCTGCGCATTGCCGCCCTTAAACTCCACGTTGGCCGCGATATCGTCGGAAATCAGCATGGCAATGTAAAAATTGACCACGGGTTTCAGAAAGTTAAAAACGGGCTTGTCCAGGTCGGGAGCGTTAACGCCTTCCCATTGCTTGTCGTTGTAAAAGTTGTTGTTGCGTTCCACCGTCTCGTAAAGGCCGCCGTCGAATATACCCGCATTGTATGCAATACCGTCCTGGTACTCTTTCCAAATCTCATCCGGTCTTTGTTTAATCTTCACCGTTCTGCTCCTTTCCGGTATAGTTGAGTATGTTGTTCAGCTGCCTGATGCGCTCCTCTTCACGCTTTTTTTGTCCGGCACCGTCCTTTTCATCGGGGGCAGCGGGCGGCGGAGGATAATCCGCCCGCTTTGCAGCGGCAAAAGGCTGCCGTATATGCGCCCCCAGCACAAAAGCCGCCAATATTCCAATGATCCATACAATTTCCATAACCATATCTCCGTTTTTAATATCCACTGCTTCCTTGTTATCTTCACTGACAAGGTAACACATTAGGTGTGTCAGTTATCGTCAACTTTTATAGTTTTATTTCTTTTAAAAAAAGAGGCTTACGTACGTAAACCCCATAAAAGAAAATTGCAAATGATATTAAAAGACAGCTAATTCCTTTTTCACCTGCCGTATCCTACGAAATTATCCACCTGATTGTTATACGGTACTTGTCCTTCATTAAACTGCGCCGTTATTATCGCCGGCAGCGGCCTGCCCGAGACAAAGTAGCGTATGGCATCCGGCGCATGAGTTACATCGTGCGGTTCCGCCGCACAGTCGTTCGGGTTCTTCTCGTCAAACTGTATCGCCGGCAGATTTTCAATCAGGTTTATGCAGTTATCAAATATCCGCAGGTTGGCAATCGTCTTCCCTTGCTCGTCCTTAAACGGCTTCAGCCATTCATGCAGTCCGTACCACCCCTGAACACGGTCGTTTGAGACCTTGTACAGGTATATGCCTTTTTCCGCAAACCACTCTGCGGTGCTTTTACCCGTATCGCTGTGGCGGTTCCACAAGTCGGGCGGAGCGTAATACGCTTCTATATTTTCGTCTGCAAGCGCTTTGATTGCCTCTGCCGCATCCGTAACGATCAGCCCTTTCCGGTACAGTTCCCGGTACACATATGCACACCCCTGCCCGTCCACCGCTATCCAGTAACAGGCCAGCATGTCCAGCCCAAAATCCAGCGCAACATACCGCCGCCAGTGAACGGGAATTTCAAACGGACGCATCACATGGATATCCCGCCGGAATTCCCCGAAGTACTGCCCGATAAATATATCCCAATCTCCGTCCAGGTACGCCTTGCGGCGGGCTTCGTCCGGTATGCTTTCCAGATTTCGAACGTAATCCGGGTCGTTCTCCATCACAAAAAGGTTGTCGTAAACCTTTGAAGGTATAAATATAAAATCCTCCGGCCGCTCGGCGCGTTCGTATTTGCGCGATATAAAAAGCCTCTTCACCCAGTTATGCCCTACGCCTCCGGGGTTGCAGGTAAAGTACATCCTGGGCGTGAATGACTTTTTGCACATGCCGGAAAGCCTGCTGCACTCGGTCAGAGCCGTGTACTGGAATTCGGTAAACTGCGTCGCTTCCTCCATGAATATCACGTCATAGGACTGCCCCTGGTATTGCAGCACGTCCCTTTCGTTGTCGCAGTACCCAAGTTTTATGCGGCTGCTGTTGGGAAACAAAAATTCTTTTGTGGAATCCTTGTATACGGCCGCGTCTTTCAGCAGGACGCACAGCGGATTGATATGGTTCTCCCGCAGTTCTGGTAGAGTCCGCCGCAAAAGCAGAATCTGAATGCCCGGATAAGTCAGCGAGAGAAGCGAGGCTTTGGTCCTGGCCGCCCAGCTTTTGCCGCCGCCCCGCGCGCCCCCGTACGCGATCCGCCGGGCAGTGCATTTAAAAAATTCAATCTGCGGTGGGTATGGCTGCTGTATTTGAAGCGCTATTTCCCCCATTCTTCGATCTCTCCTTTAAGATCAACCGTAATATTCACATCGCCGCTATGCTCCGGTTTATCTTTCATCATACCCAGATGCCGCATCAGCAGTTCCAGTGCCTTCATTTTGTCATACGCCTTTATTTCGATGCCGCTTGTGCTCATCTTTATGCCGGCGAGCGCCGGAAGTTTTGACTGGTCAATGTCCTCCGTACTTTTTATATTGACGCGTTTTACCTCGACCGGGTTTCCCGCCTTGTCCAGCCCTTCCCCGATATCCACCGTTGCAAAATCTGAAGCGTTTGCGAACGCGATTGCGGCCAATTCCGCCAGAATATCTTCCTCAGCTATATCTATACGCTTCCTTCGCCTCTTCATCAGTTCCTCAATGCGTTTTTTTACATCGTCCCTTGCCATGAGCGCATACGCTTGCCGGTTTGCGTACTTTCCGGCAAATCCGGCGCGTATGCAGGCTTGTGTCGCGTTAAGGTCCACCAGGTATTCGTGGCAGAATATTTCATGCTTGTCGTTTTTTAATACTGGCATAGCTCACCGCCTCCCTAAACTGCCTCAGCGTCACAATAACACAGATGCCCGGCCTCTTCCATGCAAAGGTTTCTGATCTTCCTCTGTATCTCAAGGGGCCGGTTGCTGTAATCCCTGCAGGTAAAGTAAATGAATTCCTGCTTGATGTACGGCGTCCAAATCCCCCGCATTTTCTTAAACATATTGCAAACTCCCCCTTTTTTTGGTATTATTGTGTCGTGAATCTATATACACCTTGGGGCGGCCCGGAGCCGCTCTTTTTTTATTGCCGCATTTATCCCGAAACGCCCCCTCCCTTTATGAACCATACCATAATACTGCTTTCAGTTATCGTCAAGTTGCGCAAAAGGACGGTCATTCCGGCGGTTCGAAGTAGGCCTCCAGCATTTTTTCGGACTCGCGCAGATGCCTTTCCGCTACCGTCGCCCAGTCAGACCATTTGTACTTGTTCCCGTTGGACCGGCAAAGCTCGTCCAGATAACGGATTGCCCGGTCAACCTCATTCCGGCCGTACTTTGATATAAAACCCCAAAGTCCTGTTATCTGAAAGTCACGGAAAAGTTTTTCTTAAAAGGGCTTTTATATATTGCTTAATCTTGGGCTGAGGGGATTACATTCCGGCGGTTTTGTCTTGCTTACGGTAGCAAGATGTCTTGCGTAGTAACAAATCAGCCTGTTTGTTTTATCTATATACAAAGGAGTCAACCCCCCGGATATTTTGTTTTGTTTAATCAGGGAATAGAGTTCATCCAAAAAACCGGAAAAATCCTGCAGCGCTTTCTGCACATTTTTTTGGTGTTCATTTGCCATCGGATAATCCTCCGTACCTATCTGGGACATGCCTTGCAATTCTATTGTAAATAACAACAAATTTATAAAATCTGTCGCCAGAGTTTCCGCCCTCTGCCGCAGTTTATTTTCGTATACGCCAACAATGTTTCCGATATGCTTTGCAAACTCTATCATCAGGGGCAGCCAGAATAAATCCTGCTCAATTGGCGATTCTATTTCCGGCTGCTTGCCGCCAATAAAGGAGTTGAGATGAGTTATGTATCTTTGGGCAAATGCAGCCGCGTTGCTTAAAAATGCGGTGTCAATCAGGAACGGATAATTGCCTCTCAGCTTGAGATTCAGTATTTGCAGCATCAAATTCCGGTATTTCACCGCTTCTTCCAATGCATTCTTATTAAGCTGGGTCAGCTGCTCAGGCGTCAAATCCTGGCGGGCCCTTGCAAGCAGCCGGTCCAACCGGGATACCGTGTCACGAACATCGCTGATCATTGCGGTATCTTCCGGCTGTAAACCATCGATTATTAAAAGAGCGTAATCGCCCAATATCTGAAGCCAGAACCGGTTTTCATCTTTATTTGAATATGTTGCGGCAGCCATTTACATTCAAACCTCCCAATACTTAAAGATGGATTATTTTATTCGGTTGCCGCAGCATTTGTGCTTTAAAGTGAAGCGGGAATAATTGCCGTTACGTCTAATGATTCCCCCATTTCCGGCCGGTCCTTCAAACCATTATTGCTTTCCGTTTCTTCAAAAAACTTTCGGCTCCCAACTTTAATCAAAAAAGCAGAGACATTCCGTCCCTGCTTCTCAATGGCTTTATGCTTTTTTTATTCCGGCTTCTCCGGCGCTTTGAGTTCTTCCGCTTCAGGCTTTTGCGCGTTCAGCTTATCCAGTTCGCGTTGCTTGTCTTTGCCCAGATATTCGGGCAGTTCCATGCCCGCCATATCAAAAAGTTCGTTCATGGGCGGCAGGCTTTTCATAAGTCCGGATAAAAAGTTAGCCGTAGACGATTCGCCCTTTCCGCTACCGCTGTCCCAAACGGTTACCTTATCGATCTTCAGGTTCTTGATTGCCTCCACCTGAACCTTGACGATATCTTCCATCTTATCCGCAATCATCATGCGCACCGCAGCTTTGGCGTCGCCGTCCGCAGCCGAGATAATTTGTTTAAAACCTTCGGCCTGTTTAACAAGAATCTCGTTAACACCTTTTGCCTGTGCCTCCATCTTGGCGTAAATAGCGTCCGCTTCACCTTTTGCCATCCTTCTTAAGCGTTCAGCCTCGGCTTCTGCATCAATCTCGGCTTTCCTCTTGGCAATCTCCGCCTGGACGATAATATCCGCTTCTTTGGACGCCTGTTCGCGGCTGGCCCTTTGGCGCTCAGCCGCTTCTTCGGCCGCGTACGCTTCTTCCAGCGCTTTTGCCGTCTGCACCTTTTCCGCGGCGGTAGCGCGGCGCAGCGCCTCGGCTTCGCGCTCCCTGCGGAGAGCATCCGAATTGGCGACAGTGATCTTTGCGGAGTTTTCACCCTCAATAGCCTGAGAATTAGCCTCAGCCACCCTGATTCTCTCATCCTTCTGCGCCAGTGCTTCCCCAATGGAACCGTCCCTGTTCTTTTCCGCCACACTCTTTCTTGCGTCGTTGATGGCCTTTGCCGCCGCTTCTTTACCAAGCGCTTCTATGTATCCCGATTCGTCGTTGATATCGGTAACATTCACGTTGATAAGCCGGAGCCCGATTTTTTTGAGTTCAGACTCGACATTGCGGGAGACCGCTTCCAAAAATAAATCCCTGTCCGTATTGATTTCCTCAATATCCATTGTGGCAACCACAAGACGGAGCTGTCCGAAAATAATGTCCTTCGCAAGCTCTTCAATCTCATTCAGCTTAAGCCCCAAAAGGCGCTCCGCAGCGTTCTGCATAACGCCCGGTTCGGTGGATATACCCACGGTAAAACGCGAAGGTACGTCAATACGGATATTCTGCTTGGACAAAGCATTTTTCAAATCCACCGTGATCGCCATGGGGGTGAGGCTCATGAATTGATAGCTCTGTATAACAGGCCATATGAACGCTGCGCCGCCATGTATGCACTTCGCGCTGGCCATGTCTCCGTCGGCGCCTTTTCCCACCTTGCCGTAAATAACGAGTATATTGTCTGAAGGACATTTTTTGTATCTGGCAAGTATCGCAATAAGAGTAGTAAATATAAGTACGACAACAATAACAATTAATATAAGTAGGTCCAT